TCTTTTTAGCGCAAGCATTTCCTGCTCAAGAATTTCTGATCTATCAAGGCAAGTGTTAATGCAAGATGCCAGCTTGCTAATCGATCGCACTTCATCTGCCCGATCGCGTTCTGCCAGCAAGATTAAATCATTTGCCTGCACCTCCGTAAATTTCTCGCCATCGTTACCCGTGCGAATGTAGTAGCTCAGCGGCCTGCCGTTTTTGTTCAGTCGCACTCCGTCGAAAATGTTTGTCTCTGTGCCCAAGTAGGTCGGCGTTTCGCAGCGGTGCCCTTCCACCAACTGAATTAGCGGATAGCCGTCACCGTTATCAGTTAGCAGAGCAAATATTTCGTTATCTCGCAACATGGTGCGGGTGGCTACCTGCTGCATGGTGTTCCAATCCAAAATTCCTCTCACGTCGCAACTTCCGCTCCACATATCAAACCACGCTTCGGCGTCTGCGTTCCATGCCTCGTCGCTTGTACGGGATTGAGCTTTGATGCCAGAGCCAATGGTATTGCGGGTGATAGTATCGATTGCGCCGCGAATGGTGGGGTCGTTATAGCAAAGCCAGCGGGCTAACGATGAGATTGCCTGCCGTGATGCGGCGCTAACGTCCAGCCTTGTATCGCCTAGCTGTGCTTCGACAAACCGACGCTTACGAGTATCCGGGCCAACCGCACGGAGCATGCGGCTCCATGTCGTGATAATTTTTGAACCTAAACCCATATTAGTAGCTCACTGAATATGGCTTTTCCAAAAAGCGGGGGTAACTCACCAGGCTTTGATCGCCTGTAAAGATTGCCGCAACCTCTGCGTCGGTCTTGCCTTGAATTAAACGCCACCCGTCTAGAGCCGCTTTAGCCACCTCAACAGGCGTGATGCCTGACGTGACTTGGTAGCTAAACGATTTGCCAGCAACGGATGCGGAGATCATTGTGCGGCCTCCGTTTTGAAAAACTGTAACCTGCCCTGCGGCAATAGATTCCAAGGCCAGCAGCAACGCGGTTGCGTTTTTGCTGCTCTGAATCCAGAGGGAAAAAAGGAGAGCACGATCCACGACTCCGTTCCCATCGTGTCAATCATACCTTCGCGTCTTGCGTCATCGCTGCTTCCGCCTGAATCACCTTACCCCACACTGCAAATCCAGCCAGGTAGGTTTCGCAATCGTATAAATGATCCTGCCTGCCCTTTACCCTAATCCACTCATAAACGTCCTTGCCAGTCTTGCGGTTAATCCGATGCGCCTTCCTATGGCTGGCCATGTGCTCTCGATAATCTGGGCTGACGTCATGGGCTACTTCCCAGATCGGCCCTTGCCCTCTCCGCAACCAAGCCAGCAAATCTTGGCAGGCCGGTGAGCTGAGAAGTAGCAGACGACAGCCTGCGTCCGTTGGCTGATCCGAGCTGTGCACCGACTTCATGCGCCCTGCTTGCCCCTCAATATAATAGTACTGGCGCTCCTCACCCTTGATCGCCGTCCATCCGTACCGCGCGGCGATGCGGTAGGTGTCTTGAGTTTCGTAGCCTGAGTCGATGCAGGCGTGAATGTTCTTCACGCCCAGCTCTGCCAATGTGTGAGCCACGTCCTCAATCGTTCGCCGGCGGCCTTCTTCAATTAGTCGGCTGGATCCGTCCCTGGCAAACGCACGCACCACGAACCAAAACTCGTCGATCTGCCTGTCGATTGCGGCCAGCTTAATGTGATCCGTTTCCCATTCCTGCTTTTTGGCAAAGGCTCCTGGCGGGATATTGTTCAGCTCGTTGTCGTCAAACTGATCCTCCCACGGCATCGCGCTCCAGCCGTTCACCCATCCTTGCAAGCCGTGCAGATAATGCTTTTCAGTTAGAAACTTTTTGGCGCAATCCGCAAAGGTGATCGTCGGGGAGTACCAGCTCGGCAGGCGGAACGATCGACGGCCAGCCTCCGAGCTTGCGTTTGCCGCCACCCATTTACCCTGCTCGATCGACTGGCGGCGATTGCGTTCACTCCACGGTGCGTCGCACTTGGTGCAGTGGTAGGCGGCTGTTTCAGTTACCTTTCGCATGTCCCACTTGCCATCCTCTGATCGTGCGCTTTCATCCCATCGGATCTGCCCAAACTCCATCGCTTGATATTCCCCGCACGCATGGCAAGGGACGTGAAAAGTCTCCTGTGTCCCAGCTTGGTAATTGATCCAGATATCGCCGGTGTTCAACGTTGGCGTTGAAGTCAGTACGTGCTTGCGTTGCGGGAACGCCTTTGTCCGTTCCAACGCCAGAGAGTAGGCGGCCGCATCTTTTTCGGATGGAGTTGCAAAGGAATCCAGCTCGTCCAGCACGGCTATGCAAATCGGGCGTGAGCTTAAGTTTGCCGGGCTATTTGATCCGACTAGGGAAAGAGTCATGGTCGCAAACTGCATTTCCAAAATCTTTAGGTCGTCCATGTCTTGCGGGAATAGTCGCTTCACAGGCTTGCACTTTTCAAAAATCGGAGTCAGTCGCGTCTCGCTGTATGACCTAGCAAGATCAGCGTTAGGCATGACCAGCAACGCCGGAGCCGGATCGTTCGCAATTCTATACGCCAGCCAGATGGCCAGCGTCAGCGTCTTGCCTGTCTGCGATCCCCAGCAAAGCGTGACTGTGTGAACGCCAGGATCGGCTAGTGCTTCCAGTACGCCCCGCACGTAAGGCGTCCACGTTGTGTTATATAAACCCGGCCGAGCCGTCAGCCTGCTATCTAGCTGAATGTTTCGCTCCGCCCACTCGATCACCCCTGGCGGCTTTTCGTAGTGCCAGCGGATCCGTGCTCGTCGGCGTAGCTCCTCTTGAGCCTTGCTCACAGAGCTGCCTCAACCTGGCGCATGATCTGCCCGACTTCGTTTTCAACTTCAGCCTCTACCTCAACTGCTGGGCGATTTGCGCAGATCGGGGCCAACCGCTTTGCCATTCCTTTAAGTAGCGGGACAAGTGCGTTATCCCTTCCGGCCAGTACCTTGTCGGCCTCGTCTACTGGCACCATCGTGCCCTCTGCTTGGTCGATGTCTGGCCGGTCGCCTTTCATTCTACGCAACGCCTCAACCAGCTTTGTGTAGTTGCTAATCAACTCGGAGCGGTCGGCTCGCGTGTCGTCCTTTGCTGATTCGCCCAGGCTCGCAGCCAGATCCTCAAGTCGCTGGATCTCGACGTCCAGCCCGCCGCCCTTGGCCTTTACGAGCGGCTGGGCCTCCACCTTCTTGCGCTGTAAATAGACGGTGGCACGGGATTTACCCGTGGCGGCCATCGCCCTCTTTACGTCGTGATTAACTGGCCTACCCATAGGACGCAACTATTGCGGGGCTACACTTAAGAAATCAACGGGAGTCGTTTTCACCGCAGGCTTTTGCCCTGCTGAGTCTACTAACAACTTATGAGCATTCATAACGACCGCTCTCTTATTTCAATGTACTTCTTAGCGATCGGCTCTGCGTAGCGTATAAATTCTGTTCGCATGTCTGACGTCCAAGCTTCAGGCTTGGATCTGTTAATGAACCACTGACTAACTTTAATAAGCGGAAAGAAGAACGGCTTGCGCTCGCTTGGTACGGATGTCGTGATCGGATCAGGCAGCATCTCTGTCCACAACATGATCTGACGCAACACAGTAGGGTCACCGTCTTGCAGTTTCTTTTGATGTAACGCAACACGCTCCAACCGTTTGCCTTGCTCATCAGTTAGCTCAACTGACTCAAGTAACGCAGCCACGTTCTCGCCGTTAGCTCTTGCACTGGATATGATGGCACCGGCCTGAGCTGCCAAGCCTATTACCTCACCCATCTGCTCTAGCGTTTCGGTACGCCTCTTGTTTAGTTTCTTAATTACTTCTTTGAGTTCTTGCATCTGTCCCTGCCTTTCAATAGTGCGGCATTGTTAAACTTAGGAATTTGACGACGCCGCTTGTCGTGGTGCTTCCTTGCCCTGAGATCGTATGCCTCACGGGCCTTCTGACTTTTCTGCGCTCTGACAGGCAACCCAAGGCGATCGGTTAGCCCTAACACCCTCTTACTAAACGCCTGTTTAGTTATCTTGTGCTCTTTAGCCAGCTGGGTCATAGACTTAGTCGATCTGTTAAGCACAACAGCCAGCACAGACTGTTCCAGCGTATCGGCCATGTTCTGAACCGCAGGATGGTCTGGCGCTTTAGTGATAAGGTAATGGAACACCTGAGTGGTCAAAGCCACTGAGGACGTTGTAACAGTCAGACCCAGTTCATAAAAAGCCTCATGGACTAGATCCGCTATCCCATCAATTCGGGTGGAAATGTGGGCCGAACCGCAGGGGATTCTTTCTAGCATTTGTTGGTCAATCATAATGAACGGAAATCGCCCCTATCGATGGTCAATGGATGGAAACATCGAACCCTATTAATGGATATCCCCTTAAAGGGGGGATATCCATCAATAGGCGTTCTACCAATTAACGGTGATAGAACATGAATAAGTGGTGATAGGCTTTTTAGGCTCATTTTTGTTCCTCATTTAGTACGTATTTTTTAGCCTTTTCAGTGCCTGTATTTTTAATCAGACCCTCTAATTCCCAAGCCGCCGTCAAGTCGCGGCTCTTGGTATGACCAACTTTCGACTTATTGCGTATGCAGCTTTGCAAATCGCCTGCACTTATGCCCTTTGCTACGATGTGCTTGTAGTCATCAAAATTAACCACAATCTCCGGCCTGCCAGCCGTCTTGGGTTCTGGCTCATCAGCAGCAATCCACGCCAGCCCTACATCACTATGACGCAGGTTGGCGTGAGGCTGCACTGCGTTTTGCGCTATAATGCCCTTACAATTAAGATTAGACCGCTTGCCGCGCTTGGTTACCTCAAGCCTGTAAATACGCTTGCCATCGGCATCCTCGCCACAAGGCGCAAGGGTTAATACGCTCCTCGCCCAATTCGTCAGCTCGCTTGAGCCGAAACCGCTATACGCCTTGTCTGCGCCTTGATACCCGTTGCCTTCCTTAACTGGCTTGGGCGTGTGATGAATGAGCATCCAAGCAAACCCAGCCGACAAAGATAGCGGGTTAAGCATATTGCGTAGGAACGCACTTGCCGTCTCCTGGCTGGATAGGTCGCCACCGATAAACGCAAGCAATGGATCAATCCAAACTAGGTCGGGCTTATACTTTTCTACTAAGCGACGCACCCGATCCACAAACTTCTCCCCTGTGGAGGTGCAATCACGCACGATAGTTACCCTAGCCATAACCAATTCTTTTTGCTTATCGGTAAGGTTCATCGCCTTAAATACGCCTTGAACTGATTCGGCGACGTCTCCCTCGTCGTTCTCAGCTTGAATGATTAACGACTTCAAGCCTTCACCGTGTGGGTTGATTCCAAAGAATGATTCAGCAATCGCCCAGGTAATCGCTGCCTGCATGCAAAGCACGCTCTTGCCAAGGCCACTGCTACCCACCCACAAAGCCGATCCGCCACGGCAAATCCACCGCTTGCCTAAAAGTTGTGTGGGATCTGCGTCCTCCTTAAAATTGATCAAGTCCACCCACTTGTACGGCTCTGGAATATCACCGTAAATCGTGCGCTCCTGCCATTCAATATACGTGAGCGTAGGTGCACCGCATTCGACAAGCTCCTGCTGCTGACCAGTCGCCGTCCTCATAGCACCGGGCAACCTGGACAACCGCCCGGCGTCCTTGTTGGCCGGATCCAGCTTTGTGTGCTCTAGGTGCTTGTAAATAAACGCCACACGCTCGGCAAACTCCTTGGCGTTGGCTGCACGTACATCAACAAAAGCATGCAGGCTTCGTGAACCGCTCTTAATGATGGCAGAGGTGGGCAGGCCACTGCGCTTAACAATCGCCCACTGTTCTTGCAGCGTACTTTCGTCAAATTCAATTAGGCAGTGCCGATATTTCGTGACGTGTTCTGCAGCTCGTCCGTTTCCATTGTTAGCGTTAATCGACACATAGACGCCTACTGCATCGCCCTGCCACTCTTTCAACCCGTCGGCCTTAAACAATTCTAGCCATTCCTCACGGCTTCGCGTCTCGCCTGCACCGTCCGGCCGCTCGCGGTCGCCGTCCCGAATCGATCTTGTGATATTTATGAAATCGCCCACGTCAAAACAGGTAGTCAGAAACTTATCTACCGGCCCGCTCTCTACGCTGATGGGCATTGGTGGAACTGGCATATCCTCCCTAACGATCGCCCCGTTCTGATAGCCGTACTTTGCTTTCGGCCTCCAAGGCTCCCTGGCTGGCTTGCTGTAAGCGGATTTTACGGCTGCCACGCATTCGTTCTGCGTTAGCCCATTCTTAAATCCCCAGATCTCGGCCTCTGACTCCGCATCAAACTGCGACAAGCCTTGATCACGGAACTGCAACGCCATGCGGAACAGTTGTGTGTTGCGCTCACCTTCAGGCGCCCCGTTGTGGTAAATGGCCTCGGTGGCTGGGGGCAGTGCAATCATTTTTTTACAAGCCCTTCCAGAGCTTTCTTAATCACATACTCAATTACTGCCGCTTCATCTTTCTTTAACTGCTTCAGCCCAAATGCGTGCAACGCCTTTGCCGTCTTGGCGTCATAGGTTACGTCGACTAAAACCTGCTTAGGTGCGGGCCGTGCTTTGCCAAAAGTAATTTTGCCTAGATCCTTCATTTGCGTTTTCTCCTTTTGCGGGGTTTGACTTCTTTCCAAACGTTAAAATCCTTGTCGCACTCAACCGACCAAAGCATCAGTTTTTGATAGAGTGATCCGGCCAAACCCCAGCGGCACAAAGTCCTGCTAACCAGATCACCTAACCAGTATAGAAGCCACGACAACGCCCTCATTTTTTCTTCTCCAAATCCCGCTTTTGGTACGTCTGCGCCCGCTTCAGCATCTCCTTGGCAATGTGCAGCGCCAAATCGAGGCGGCAGCGAGTTACGACCACACGACCGTCGGCTAGGCTTTTCTTTGCCCGCTCAAGAATTTCGATTTGCCAGGCGAGGCGTTTTACGCTCATACAGTCCAATAAGTGACGTTGTTTTTGCTCAACATGTTCTGAGCAAATTCAGAAATAAAAACGTCATCAGGAAAAACACACTGCACGTCGTAACCATATGTTCTATAAATTAAGATTTGACCCATAAGCACTTTTATAGACTTACAATCGGTGCAAACTTTGACCTCAACAGCTAATGGTTTCGTGTTGTCTCGCTCTACTACAAAATCCGCTCGCAGATGGCGAACGTTTTTACCGTAAAAGGTACTGGCCACGTTCGCCTCCTTTCTAATGAGTGCTTTATAAAATTTTTCTTTTAGCTTTTCCTCTACAACGCAAAGCATCGATTTTTCGTCATAGTAATTACTAGAATAAGTGCGAGTAATAGACGGACCAGTTCTATCGTGCATTTTAATTCGTTTATTTGATATAAACCAATAAGCCTTTGTTTTGTAGACAAGCAGAAATGCAACGCCTTTATCTACAAAAATATTTTTAGCCGCCCTTATTACTGAAAACCCATTTTTATATTGCCTTAATATTTTGGCCGCTGTTTTCCTTGCCCAAGATCCCCTGATTTTAAATTGAGCATCAAGCGTTAAAGCAGCTTTCTCTCTTTTGAGGTTTTTGAGCACAATATTTTGCGCCTTAGACAATCCATTAAAATCTTTTATTGTCTGAAAATTTTCAGTTGATTCTCCATTTATTTTAAGTATTTGACTAATTTTCGGCTTACAAATCCCACTAATTTGTGATATGTATCTGATCGATTTTCCTCTTTTTCTTAAAATAACAACAGACTGCTCGTCTATAACTGGCCTTCCTTTTAAGTCTTGTCCCTTAATAAACTCTTTTTTAATTGACGCCCATTTATAGACCCTTTTGTAGCCCAGTCTTTCAGCTACGCGTTTTACAGACTCTATAGTGTCTGGATGTCCGACTCCCTTTAGGCACCTATCAACTGTGGTTACCCCTATTCCCAGCTCATTTGCGACATCCTCTTGAGTAATTCGACGAGGGATTAGTGCGTCAAAATAAATCTGATTATTTGCCCCAAACAAACAAGATTGAGTTAGTGATCCTACGCTCACCACTGCCCTATTCCCCAACGGTGGCGATTGGCGCGGGCCTCTCGCACACAGTCGGCGTACTGCTCTAACGTGTAGGTGCAGATAATGCGGCCAAAGAACATGGTGAGCAGATCCTGCAAGCTCACAGCACCGCCCTCGGCAGCGGCCCCGCCAATTTGTAGTGGTACTTGGTGGCGTCGTATTCCAGCGGGTAGCCAAAGAAATCACGCAGCAGATCGATGTCCCGCTGAATCGTTTTGTAGCTACATTCGAGCTTAACGCCCAACCTGGCACAGCTCGGCAAAGTCAGATCCCGACGCAACATTCCAACGATCACGCCCAACCGGCGCAACGTTGGCCGCGTATCGCCGAGGCCCGCAGCGCGATTGCGTTTAGAAGCAAACGTTGCGGCTTTTGTGCTCACTTCATCACCTCCACCATCGCCACCTTCGGCAACCGCATCGCCTTAAACTGCTTTTCACTCGCTGCAAATACGTCGATCACTGGCAACTTTCCACCGCTCGCCTTTTTGCTTTTTACGGCAGTGCCAGTATCAACTGCCACCCACTCACGCTTTCCGCCCATCACTCGTATCTTTGACCACAGCGGAATGATGTCTGGATCAACGGCGCAGTGACGGCCAGCACGCAACCTGGTGCCAGTGCTGGATTGATAACGGCTGCTCCACTCGTCCTCGCCCGGCCAGTAACCAGTAATCCGCACCTTAATTTTCTTCACGTCGATCTTTTTTGCGATCGGGCGCAAATCGATTAGGGCGTTGCCTAGCTTTGTGGTTGTGAATCCCAATAGAGCGATGAACGAAAGCAGCATCCTCATAGCCCGCTCCTTATGCGCTCGATCAAATCGTACTCGCGTCCTTCGGCAGCCGCCAGCGCAGCCTTCGCCTCGGCCAGTTCACGTGCCAACGAGCGCACGCGGTTGAGCAACTGCTCGTGGGTGGATTGTTCGGGTAGGATCTCAATCATTGCGGCCTCCGCAAAATAAATGTGTAGAAAATTAAAAACGCCGCAGTAACCCAGCCTATGTTTCCCTTGGCCGCATTAAGCAAGACCAGCCCTGCATACACTAATGGCAGCGCCTTATCGCAGCACCGTTCAATGCATTTAATCATACCGCCACTTCCCTTGGGTCGTACTTCTTAAGCCAGCGCCACACCTTGCAGATGGACGTGAACGCATCGAACGCCTGGGCAACTTGCTCGGCGGTGTAACGGATCTCCTGCAACTGTCCGGTGACTGGATCGATCAGAACGTTGCGGCAAGCCATCCCCTCGTCCGTAAAAGCGTACGCATAGGCGCTAAGCTGAAGAAGATCGGTTTCGTAGCCTGATGCTTTTGAGACGCCTTTTGCATCTGTTTTAAATTTGCGGGTCTTAAAATCTACCACCTCGATCTCGCCGTTAATGTCGCAAATAAGATCCACTCGGCCTGCGTATCCTTCGGCTTCATTCACCATCACCGATTCACTGGCGTGAACTTTTGTGACCTCTTTATGCCATTCCTTTAGCGATGCAAAGTGAGGCTCGTATCCTTTTGCCAGCTCGCCCGGCTCCTCGCGGTTAATGATGATTTCAGCTAGGGAATGAATGTGAGTCCCGCGGGCAGCAGCGGCCTCCACCTCCTTGCGGCTGTCCAATACCACACGCTTGGCAAAGTCGCTGTCGGCCTCGCCATCGTTCCGTGGTAGCGACAAAGCGGATAGAATCGCCTGCTCCTCTTTCCAATTCATTAGCCCCTGTTTACTAGGGCCAGCCGCTCCGAGGATTGTGGTGACGGACGGAAACGCACCCACCTTGCGGGCGGATCGCAGATCGCCGTGGCACGACTCGCCTGACTTTAGGTAGTAGTGAGCCGACTCCGTTTTTGCGGTGACGATGATCGGCGCCATCAGTTCCACCTTCCGATTGCGGGCAAGAGTTGCAGGCCGAGCGCTACGGCTAGCAGCGGTAACATTATTTTAACTACGATTGATAGGATTTCCATGGGGGGTATTTCTGGCCGAGGTGGGGATTGCCCACCCCGGCCAAATGCTCAGAACGGCATGGGTGCACCGTCTGCATCTAACTCGACGACGGCTGGTTTCGGGGCGCCAGGGCGATTGCATTTCCTGACGAAGTCTTTGTCGACTTTCACTTTGTTCGCACCGGCGGGCAGTACCGCCTGCACGTTTGCGTAGGTTGAGCCATCACGCTCCGCATGCGTCACGAGGATTTGGCACGGCTTACCGATCAGCGTTTCCAAATCCAGATTCTGCGGTGGCGCCTTTTTGGCGTAGGATTTCAGATCTTTGAACAGAGCTGCCTTTTCATGCAGGCTCAGTCCGTAACGCCGGCCGATGGTGAACGGCCGCCCGTCCTCCATCTTCTCGGCAATCTGCCATACCAGGCGGATCTGATGTTTCTTTCCGTACTGCGTTTCTATTACGCCTAGATCCTCAACGTCGCAGAACACTGCGTCGTGATTCCCTTCTGGGGCTGGCGTATATGTGCCCCCTCTTGATGCTACGATTGGCATACTAGGATTTCCTTTCTTGGTTTCTTTGTTTTTGTTTCTTGGATTTGCGACGACTACTCATCGTCACAAAAATCGTTAT